TTTAGGAGTTATAAATGTCAAACCCAAATATTGCAGCATTAACAACGCTTACAGGCAATACAACGTATTATACGCCGTCGGGAACGTCTGCCGTGGTGCTGCTTGCCAATGCTTCCGGTTCCAACACGGTGTATCGTATTGACCAAATTGTAGCCGCCAACGTCAACGGCTCAACGGCGGTCAATGCCACGGTATCCATTTATACCAACGGTGCGGTAGCGCAGGGTTCGGCTCCATCAGGCGGTACGGCGTATCCGGTTGTATCCACGGTTTCCGTACCAGCCAATGCGTCATTGATCGTAACGGATAAATCAACGGCGATTTATCTGACGGAAGGTACGTCCATTACGGTTACGTCTGGTACGGCAAGCGGAATAACCTACAGCATAAGTTATGAAGCCATCAGTTGATTTTTAGGATATACAATGTCCAAGCGGTATATTGGCGGCTTAATCAGTGCTTTTAATAGCTTAAAAGTAGCAAATGCGCCTACTATTGGTACGCCAACAGGAGGCAATGCCAAGGCTTGCGTTGCTTTTACGGCACCATCTTGCGTTGGCGGCGGGGCTGTAACCTCATATTTTGCCATTTCTTGTCCCGGCGGTAAAACAGGTACGGGTTCATCATCACCAATTACCGTTAATTGTCTTACAAATTGCACCGCATATACATTTAAGGTTAACGCCAATAATGCTTATGGACCATCGGCATTTAGTGCTGCCAGTTCTAGCGTTACGCCTGTGGTATCAGGAACAGTAGGCATATTTGCATTAGGAAACATAGCTGGATGTGGTTATAGTAAAGTTCGTAACAAATACACGTTTTCCGGCGACACAAATGGCACCGCAACCGCCGCAAGTGCGGCTTCTTGTAGCGGTTCTGCGGTTGGAAATGCTACACGGGGAATTTTTGTTTTAGGGCAAGTCTGCGGCACTGCTTCCAATAAAACAAATAAATATACTTACAATGGCGATACAAGCGTTGTAGCCACATCTATTACAACCACAGCCTTATGGGGATCAGCAGCGGGGAATTCTACACGTGGTATTATTGCCTTGGGGCGGGCAGGCGGGTCAGTATCAACTTGTCGTAATAAATATATTTATTCTGGCTGTGTTGTTTCTTCTGCCACGGCTTCCAGTGCAGCTGGCAACGCAGGGTCAGCTGCGGGAAATGCTTGCGTTGGTATATTTGCACTAGGTTGTAATTCTCCTACAACAACCCGTAATAAATACACTTATGCAACTTGTGTAAATTCTACAGCTACATCTTCTTCTATTGCTGGTAGTAATAAGGGGGCGGCTGTTGGAAATTCTACAGTTGGCATATTTGCTCTTAGTTATGGTCAAGGTGTAGAAAAATATACGTATTCGGGTGATACAAATGCTTCAACAACTTCTTTAGGTTCAACGGGTTGCTATATGTCTGCGGCGGGCAATAGCACGGTTGGTATTTTTTCTTTTGGATTATTATGTGGTTCCGGCGTCACAACCCGTAAAAAATATACATATTCTGGCGATACCGTTGGTAGCGCTGCGGCAGCTAGTGTTGGAAACTACGAAGGCTCCGCCGCCTCCAACGGCACCACAGGAGTAAACGTATAATGCCTAATTACTCCGGCTCATGGAACTTAGTACAGCAGATGCAAGCGGTGGCGGCGTTTAATTGGCCGGGTACAGTTGCTCCAAGTACTATTGCTATATTTGCTTTAGGTTCTGTATCTTGTACCCCGTCTACCACCCGTAATAAATACACATATTCTGGTTGCGTAAACGCAGCAGCTACGGCGTCATCCGCCACTTCTAATGCTGGGTCTGCCGCCGGAAATTCTGTTGCTGGTATTTTTACATTAGGCAATAGTACAACTACCCGTAATAAATATACATATTCTGGGTGTGTTAATGCTTCCGCTACAGCAGCTAGTTGCACCAGACTTTTTGGCGCGGCAACTGGAAATTCTACAGTTGGCATATTTGCATTAGGCGGCGCTAGTCCGTATAGGGATAAATATACTTATTCTGGTTGTGTTGTTACATCCGCAACAAATTCTAGTCCCAATTCTTGTCGTGGAGCGGCGGCTGGCAATTCAACAGTAGGTATTTTTGCTTTAGGCGCAACTTCTGGCACTACACCATCCAATGTGCGTAACAAATATACATATGCAAGTAATGTTAATTGCGGAGCTACAGCATCAGATAGGGGATCACGTGGTGGTTTTGCCACCGGTAATTCTACCGTTGGTATATTTGCAATAGGACAAAATGGTTGTTTGGTGCGGTGCTGTACTTTGAATAAATATCAATATTCTAATGATACAAATACAGTTGCTGGTTCACTTACGGCGGCAAGTATTGCGGGTTCAGCAGCAGGTAATTCTTGTGTAGGTATTTTTGCATTAGGCTGCATAAGTGGAGTTGGCCCATCAACAACACGTAATAAATATACATATGCAAGCAATGTAGTTACAACTGCGGGATCCGCTAGCGCGCTTAGTGCTTTTGGCGCTGCCGCATCCAACGGTACTACGGGAGTAAACGTATAATGTCCCGCACTTATCAAGGGTCAATCATCAGTAAAACACCTATAACACCTGCTGGTCCTTACCAATGTGGTGCGGCATCTGGTGTATGGACTATTGACCAAATGGTGGGTTGGCAGAAGGCGGGATTGTGGCCTACGGCGGGGAATGCTATCCCTGTTGGAACGTTTGGTATATTTGCTTTGGGTTTAGCGTCAAATGGATCGTCAACAACAACCCGAAACAAGTATACTTTTTCAGGGTGCGTTAATGCTTCAGCTACAGCTGCAACTGCAGCGTCTTATGCCGGTTCTGCCGCCGGAAATTCTACCGTTGGTATATTTGCTTTAGGATATATTGCTTCTCCATGCGGCCCATCCACAACCCGTGATAAATATACGTATATTAATTGTTCAGTTTCATCTGGTACGGCTGCTACCTGTGCATCGTATCGTGGTGCAGCAACTGGGAATTCCACGGTTGGCATTTTTGCTTTAGGTTATAATGCGTCTTCTACTCCATTAACTACCCGTAATAAATATACATATTCTGGGTGTGTTGTTTCTTCTGCTTCAGCATCTACCACTGCATCAATTAATGGCGCAGCAACAGGGAATTCTACCTTTGGAATATTTGCTATAGGGTTTAGTTCAATAACCAGAAACAAATACACATATTCTGGAGATATTAATGTGTCTGCTACATCTTCTTTTGCAACATCAAGTTTAGGCACAGCAACTGGTAATTGTGCGGTAGGAATATTTGCTTTAGGGACGTCTTGTGGTGTAATATCCCCAACGCGCAACAAATACACATATTCTGGATGTGTTAATGCTTCTGGGACAGCCGCTAGCACAGGTAGTCGTTGTCAATCAGCTGCTGGAAATTCTACCGTTGGTATTTTTGCTTTAGGGTTTTTGTGTACTGGTGTTTATTCTTCTACAAGAAACAAATACACATATTCCGGTGATACAAATGCTATAGGAACATCAGCTACGGCAGCCGCTAGGGGTGGCGCAGCCGCATCAAATGGTACAACAGGGGTAAACGTATAAGATGAATAGTAAACCACACAGAAACAATTCAGACTTCCAACTCCGTCACTTCATGGCGGGGTCTTGCTATACGCCTGATGGCGCATGGGCATTGTTATATGGTCAACGCATTGACATGGAAGTAAAGGTTGAACATTCCAAAGCCCAAAAGATGAAACGTGATGCCAAAATCATGGAGAATGAGGCGATCATAGCGGATGAAACCGCCAAGCCTTGGGAAAAGATGGTTGCGGAAGCCACAATCATTGAATGTAAATCGGCGGAAGACACATGGAAAAATAACCATGAAGCCGCTATAATGGAACTCAACACCATTAACCAGATCATGGCGGAACTTGAGCCGCAGCGTAAATTTGGTCATCTTCCTATGCTAGAAGCCAATGAAGCCATGCAGCGGGAAGAATGGCTAGGTGAATTACAGGGGCGGGTGGAAAACTTTATTCTGTCCCAAGGCAATATTCCGCATGACCATTTGAATACAATGCGGTGCCACCCAGACTTTGAAACGCATATAGTGCCGCATATCAAACAGGTATTTACCCAACTGGCAGGGAAAGGTGAACGCCTTGATCTCCTTACCAAACAAGCACCAGCATTTCTTGAGGACAAATCATCATGACCGGATACGTTAAAACCACCACCGACAATCAGTTTGTTGAATATCCCTATGGTGCGGAAGAACTCATGCGGGACAATCCCGGCTTGGGTTATACGCCGTACAGTGATTTTGTGGAGATATTCCCGACCACTGACGCATACAATGTGCATGGCTACCGCATCCAGTATGTGGAGATTGATGCAGATCCTACGTATGACGGCAAAAAGCAAACCGTGTCACGTTCAGAACAGCCATTTGTACGGGACGGCAAGTGGGTATTTTCTTGGAATGTCCGTGATTTGACGGCGGAAGAAATTGCAAATATGGAGAAGATGCAGCAAGAAATGCAACAACGGGGATAAACGATGGCAGATGCAAAAGATGAACTAAACCCTATTCACTGCTTTCCAACGACGATTTACGTAATTAAAAAGCCGGAATTTTTGGACAACACCCGCAAGGTTGTTGATGAATATATTGAAAAGCGTAAGAAGGAACAGGGCGGCACCAATGAAGTGTACCCTGTTTATATGACGGACAACCTATACGACGATCCGCGTATGGAAGACCTTTGTGCCTATATCGGTGCCACGTCTTGGAATATCCTTGGTGAACAGGGGTACGATGTGCGTAATTTTAGCACGTCATTTACCGAAATGTGGGCGCAGCAGCATTACAAATACAGCGGCATGGATCAGCACGTTCATGCACATGGGGCGCAGATTGTCGGGTTTTACTTCCTTAAGACGCCGCAGAACGGTTCTGTAGCTACATTCCATGATCCCCGTTCTGGTAAGGTCCAGATTGGCTTGCCAGAATTTGATCCCGCCAACATTACCCATGCAAGCAATGCCATTAATGTTGCCCCGGAAGATGGCACGTTAATCTTTACCAATGCTTGGTTGGCACACAGCTTCACCCGTAATGCCTCCAACGACCCCATGACTTTCATACACTTTAACCTGACGGCAGTAGCTAACCCACCTATGCCCGCGGCGGAGGTTATATGAACAAGTATGGCATCCGCTTTAATAAAACACGGGGCCAGCCGGGACGTGGGACGGAAGATCATGTCTGGCGGGTGTTTGAAAATAACGGTAAAGAATACCTATTTAAGCACTTGGATATTAATGTTCCCGTAAAGGATGAACGGGATGGTATGGATTGGAATATCGTCTGTTATGGTGTACTATCCATTGACAGGGATACTTCTACCGCGATCATCCGGGAATCTTAATTATGGTTGAATTTCAGAACCTCATAAATCTTGGATTAGGTGCTATTCTAACCGTAGCTGGATG